CTGTTGCCGACCTTCTCAAGACTCATGATTGGTACGCTTTCGGCAAGACTCCTAGAGAAATTGCTAATAGGGTGGCTGTTATCTGCTCACAGGCTGAAACAGTTGTCCCGAGTGATTTTTCTCGCTTTGACGGACGAATATCTGACATTTTCCGAATACTAGAACGTCGGTTTCTTCTAAGAGCCTTCGACACGGTCTATGCGGATGAAGTCTCTGACCTTCACAAGAGGCAGTACAACGTCCCTGGAGTCGGAACTCATGGCACCAAGTATGACCCTGGCACATCTAGAGCCTCTGGTTCGCCTGAAACATCGAGCTTCAATAGTCTTGATAATGCTTTCGTGGCTTACCATACTTTTAGATGTACCCGGGTTGATGGAAAGTTTTATTCTCCTGAAGCTGCCTGGAAAGCTTTGGGCATTTACGGTGGGGACGACGGCCTAACCGCTGATCTCAACCCAAAAGTTTACCACAAATGCGCCACAGAACTTGGATGTTTGGCCACCCTGGAAATCATTCCACGCGGAGAGCCGGGCGTCAATTTTCTCGCGAGATATTACGGACCTGACGTTTGGAACGGTGATGAAAACTCTTGTTGTGACATTTTACGGCAAGTGTCAAAGTTTCACACCACCACCAAACTTCCAGATAGTGTAACCCCCGTCGACAAATTACTTGAGAAGAGCAGAGCCTATTACCTGACCGATAGAAACACACCTATTATCGGTCCCTTGGTTAGTTCTGTTATTAGTGTCCACGGGAGAATTCCTGAACTGTCCAACGTCACCCAACTCGTCAAATGGCAGAGTGACGTGGACGCTGAGAACCAATACATCAACGAACCGGCGAGCTGGATGCTCGACCTAGCTGTTAGACAGCTCGATACCGTCGAGTTTGATTTCGTTGGATTCTCAGCCAACTTAACTCGTTGCTCCCAGTTACAGGATTTCCTCAACCTCCCACTATGTGCCACACCGGCAGTCGTTGCGAAACACGACGTGGTCATAGATGAGGAGGTACACGAGGTTACAGACAAGAACGTCAAGCGTCGTCGTCCACGGAAGGGAAGACGACACTAATTGTGACAACCGGTGATTTGGGAGTGGGCTGGCAGGGCCCCACTCCATTCGTTCTATAACACGACGGAAAACTAGTTAAACTTTACCAAATCATCGAGATAACGAATGACAAGAAAACGACGACAACCTAACCAGCAACGAAATGCCAGAAAGCGAGCTAAGCGATATGTCCGTTCGGGACTCACCCAAGGTGAGCGCCGAGCACACAGCGCGTTGGTCAATGCGATCGTGCCTTGGACTAACAACCCGACGGCGCACTTCACACATAACCCCAGTTTTTATAACAGACAAGTTCTGTTCCTACCGGGGGAAGGCATCGCCCCTATCACTACTGACGCGAACGGACAAGCAGCGTTCGCTTTCCAACCAGTCCCAGGAGGACAGTTTTGCTGGGTCTCTAATACAGACACAGCCATTTCTACTGGTACTTGGACTCCTGACTGGACAGCCGCTGCCCATGATCTCATCATCACATCTCTGGATGATATCGTTGAAGTCCAGACCATCTCTGCTGGCTTTGAGTTCATCCCAGCAACTGCTTTGACTGCTCAAGGAGGTTACATACTTGCAAGCAAGTATGATAACAAAAATGAGGCAGCAGGTGTCGCAATTGACACGGTCTACCCTGGACATGACCAGATGTATAACTTGAGAGAGCCTCTCACTTATATCGAGTCAAACCATTTTGTTCCTGGACTTCACACCGGCCAGTCAGGCTTCGCCACTGAAGTTAGTGATACCACCAACGTTTCAGGAGCGGTCTCTGTGCTTCGGTTCCATGGACCTGCAAACACTCTCGTCGGCTATGTGCATATGCGCATGGTCGTCGAAGCGGTCCTGGATCCTACGCACAACTATGGCCACCGACCCCCTCGTCACGCCAACCTCCAAAGCGCCCACAGCGCCATTCGCTCCTCCATTCCCACCTTCTTCCAAGGCACCAAAGAGAAAGCGATATCGTACATTTCTAAACACGCTATGCAAGTTGTTTCGCATTATGGAGTCAAACTCCTCGAACAAGGCGTAGCCGCTGCTGCGGGAATGGCCGCGGGAGTGCTTACTGAAAACCCAGCAGCCACTCCAATGGCGTACTCCTCCGTGCTCGCTCTGGAGAACGCTTTGATCCCCGACGTGGATTAATCTTAGCGCCCT